TTTAGAGAATTTACCAAAAATTTTCTTAATCGTTACCTAGGAACACTTTTTTCAGATGAAGATATGGTTTTGATTTATCAAAGATTAGGCAATGGAATCAATCCAGAATTGACGTATAGATTTATTGATAGTGGATTTGATATGGAGGTATTGGATGATGAGACCTAAACGTTACCCATACACTCTTTCGCCGTACGAAGTAGAGGAGGAAAGAATTTTTAGAAGTGAAAAAATGATTGCGAAAGTATATAAGCTAAGAAATAGATTTACAGGAAAAATCATACATGATTGGATTGAGTGGGAGGATAGAACTATTGACTAAACTTATTGGATTCGGGCGTTGCCTCGGTAAAACTACAATGGCTATTTTGGAAAGTCATGCGACAGGACATTATATTGTCTGTGCTAACCGTAGGATGGCTGATGATACTTTTAAGTTTGCAAAACAGCTTGGCTATACCATTCCTTTTCCGCTATCTGTCTCAGATACACGATTTAGATTTCCAGATGGTCGTAAATATTCGGACGAACCAGTAATTATTGACAACGTTGAAATGGTTTTAGAATCCTTGTTAGGATGTCCAGTTGAAACCATCACATTCAATAGTCCACATGTGATCACTGAAAAGGATCGATACGATGAAGCAATCACTGAGCTGAAAAAAGAGTTGGCGGCTTGCTATCGAGAGAAAGAAGAAGACCTAGTTGCCATTGAGACCCTAAAAGACAAATGTGTGGACCTTATGCTTGAAAATGCCGACTATATCTGGGACGAAATGGCTAGAGAAACGGCTAAGAAAAGAGCCAATACGAGAAAATGGAAAAGTAAATAATAAACGGAGGAATAAAATTATGTATGAAAATCAAGTAACAAAACGTCAGGCAGCAATAGGCGCTACAATTATTGGACTTATTATTTTTGCAGTATTTTTTAGATTGACCGCGGTTGTCAAAATTCCAGCAAATACTGTTGGTGTAAAAGTATCTGCTTTCAATGGAGTACAAGAAAAAACTTTACAGACAGGCTACCATCTGAAAGTCCCATTTGCTGATAAGGTGTATAAATTACCGACATCAGTTCAGACCAAGACCATGGAAGCTATCACGACACAGACGAAAGATGGTCAGTGGTTGAATACCAATATTGACGTCAAGTACAAGGTCAACAAGGCAGAGGCTATGACTGTGTTTACTAACTACACAGACCTAGAAAACGTGAGTAACAGCGTTGTCGCTCCAGCAGTGCAAAGAGCCATTGAATCCGTAACTGGCGAGTATGATATTTACGAAGTACTAGGCTCTAAGCGTACAGAAGTTTATGGCAAAATTGACCAGAAGCTAAAAGAGCGGTTCGCAGCTGACAACTTGGAGTTTGTGTCTTTCACTATCACTGACCAAGATGCAGGCGATGAAATCGAAAAAGCTATCAAGGATGAATCTGTTAAGCAGAAACAAGTAGATTCAGCTAAACAGGACCAAGAGAAAGTTAAAATCGAAGCAGAAACTAAGAAAATCCAAGCTCAAGCCGATGCCGATGCCGAGGTTATCAAGGCTCAAGGTCAAGCAAAAGCCAACGCTGAATTGAATAACTCTATCTCGGATAATTTGATTCGAATGAAAGAAGCTGAGGCTCGTTTGGAGCATGGCTGGGTTGAAGTTATTACCCAGGGGGATGTGATTACAAATCAAGAGTAACACAAAAAAGGCCAGCGATTGCTGCCCTCATCTATGCCAATTTTCAACTACATTATACCATAGAAATGGAGGAAAGCAATGAAAAGTGTTGAGCCGATACGTGATAAAGACGACATTGAGCGGATGAAGGATTTTATGGAAAGTTGGAATCAAAGGAATTTTCTGCTCTTTGTCTTTGGTTTAAATTCTGGATTGAGAATTAGTGATATAGTCAAATTAAAGGTTCGGGAGGTGTTAGATACACACGTAGTCATAATTGAGCAAAAGACTGGTAAACCGAAGCAATTCTATATTAATGATTATTTAAGGAAACAGATTGATAAATATATCAAAGTTAAAGGTTTAAAACCATATGATTATCTTTTCGAAAGTAACAAGAGAGATAAAGATGGTAAGAAACGCCCGATTGGTAGGGAACAAGCTTGGAAAATTCTTAACAAGTGTGCCAAAACTTGTGGTCTAAAAAGAATTGGTACTCATTCGCTCAGAAAATCATTTGGGTATCATATGTATAAGAAAGACCAGAATGTAGCATTGTTAATGGAAATTTTTAACCATGCTTCGCCAGACATCACTTTACGATACATTGGTATTAACCAAGATGAAAAAGATAAAGCAATGGCTGGATTTAGCCTATAATTTTTTTAAAAAAGCGATAAAAAGAAACATATTGAAAAAATATTGCATTGCATTTTGACAAAATAACGTTGAAGCCTTGCAGAATATAGCGATTGGGCCTATTTATCAAAAGGAAACAGAATATAAGATATGTTGCTTTTTTGGGGATGGATTTTTGAAATAGTTGGAGGGAACTAATTACTGTCGAAAAAACAAAAATTATAGGAGGACTTGATGAATATTGAACAAAGACTAAAGAAGCTGAAACGTTTTGAAATACTTGTACGCTCTAAACAACGTGAGCGAAATGTGCTCGGCAGCATGATTTCGCAATTTAGCGATGAGATGACCGAAAAGGCAAAGAATCGTTGCAGAGCCATTGACGACGAAATTAGCTGGCTATACGACGAGCGGGAGCAATTAGTCCATGCTATTGAGCATTTGGATGATCCCGTTGAGTCAATTGTGTTACGACTGTACTATGTAGATGATAAACCTTGGAACGTGATAGTGTACGAAATGAATTGTAGTATCAGGACCTTACAAAACATTAAGCGCTCGGCAATTCGGAATCTTAGTAAAAAAATAAACCAAGTCGAATGACTTGGTTTATTTGATGCAATAATGATGAGTATGATTGTGATTAGTTGTATTTTGTTATATCTTCGTAAAATTGATTCTCAAGGGTCATGATTCTTTGAGATAACTCAGCGGAGTCAATCTCAAATAGCTCGACATCGCAGTTGCCGAAGTGAAGAATTTTCGGGATTTCTTCACTTTCTTTGCAACGTTTTTTGATGGCTCTGGCTGTATCTGCATCAGATAAGATGCAGTAGTTTTCTTGTTTATGGTTGATATACAATCCTGATAATTGTCTCATGTTACTAACTCCTTTTTTTGATAAATTGAGCCGCCGTATAGACGGCTCTGTATTTGTCTATTCTGTCACCGTTTCAAACTACAAGATAGTCGCTTGTGCAAACTTGCGGTTTATATGTCCGACTTTTTGCCAAATGTCGCCAACAACAAAGCCATAACAGTCTCGTTTGATATCGCTGTAAGATACCTTGGCAAATATTTCAGTCTCATTTGTTTCTTGATTCCACGCAACGCGATAGCCTTGCGAGATTAATTCTTTGATTAATTTATTGTTTGCTTTAATGTTTTCTAGATTTGTCATGTTGTACCTTCTTTCTATGTTAGTGTTGGCTTCTGTAAGGGTTGTTCATTTCGTCTTCTGCTTGTTTATACATTCCTTCCGCGAATCGGTCTGCAATACGACATGATGCGCTGGAGTAGCTGTTTAAAGTGATGCAGTATTCTGAACCGTCTTTCATGTAGCATTGAGTTTTTTTATTTTTTAAAATAGTTCCTTTGTCGTATCCGTTTAATTTTTCGATTGTTATAGTTTTGGCTGTTACTTTGATGACTTTATAAAAATCGTAGTTGGTTTGGTCATATCCCCATGTTGAGCAAAGCACATCACCAACTAGGGCGCCGTGTTGATTGATACTTGTTTCGACTTTGATTTTTGTTTTTGCTGGTTTCAAGCTCGCTTGGCGCTTAGCGTTAAAGGCTTTAATACGTTCGTTCATTGCTTGTAGTTCTGGTGTTAAGTTTGTCATGATATGTACCTTCTTTCTTTTTTGAGGTACTAAAAAAGTACCTGATGGGGTTTACTAATCAGGTACTTCATGATATACTATGTATACCTTGCTAGTACCTTGGTATTAGTATGGGGTGAATTGGTTATCCGTTACGGTTTGGCGATTGTAGGCGGATAACCTTTTAATTTTTTTTGACTAAATCAATCAAGTAATCAGCTACAGACTTTTCTTGGCTGATTGCTTTTTCTTTTATTTCTTGCCGTTCTTCTTCAGTGACAAAAAATGACATTTTTATATTTCTTTTTCTACCTGTTGGCGGTCGTCCTCTTGGGCGTTTCGGTTCTTGCATTTCTCTGCTCCTTATGTTATACTTATGCCAAGGGTAGAGGCTGAGAGTTTTCTCAACCTCTGAGGAATTAGAAGAAGAGTTTAATTAGTTCTAGAACAATAATGATTAAGTTAATAATTCCCGTTATTAGCTGAATCAGTTCTAAGCTGTTGAACTCTTTTTCTTTTTTCTTACGCCTACGCATAAGTTTCCTCACCCCCTTTCTACCCGTGGCATCGTTCAGGGGGATTTGTTTTGTAAGCTCCTGAACTAGCTTACGAGATTATTATACGGGATACCGTTTATTTTGTCAAGCATTTTTATAAAAAAATTTTAAAATATTTTTTTAAATCGCTCAGAAACCGCACAAAATCAATATTTTAGCCCAATAATTTTTTAAAAAAAATATCAAACTTTTGCGCAAATTTACCAAATTTGCGCTTTTTTTGCGTTCTAATAGTAGCAAGATGAAATCAAATCCATTTTATAAAACATACAAATGGCAACAGAAAAGACTTGAAGCACTAAAACGAGACAAGTATAGATGTGTCTGGTGCTACGAAGCTGGCAAACTGACAACAACTAGATTAGAGGTTGACCATATAGAAGAACTAGAAAAGAATCCAGATAAAGCGCTAGACCTGGCAAACCTTCGAACCTTGTGTAAAGACTGTCATAATAAGCGCCACAATCGGTTCAAATCAAGTAAAAAGCAATGGAATGATGAGCAATTTGAATGGTAAGTTGACATAGTTGTAAACGTTAATGCGAAACGTTCGGAAATTACACGCACAAATACCCCCCATCCGAAAAAAAGTGGCGATTTTACCCAACCCCCACGACCGGCGGCCAGTTTTCTGACCAAAAATCGGGGTATGCGTGCGTAATTAGGGGAGGGGGGTAAAAAACGAAAAAGGAGTTGACTAATGAAAATTGGCGAATTAAAAAATGAGCTTATGAGTCTCATAAATATGGATAGTCAAATTGAAGTTGAAAAGGTTGAGCGCTATCTGAATTTGGTCAAAATTTACAAAGAATTAGATAAGACTTTGAAAAAAGATGGCTACATGATTGTAGTGAAAAATGGAGCTCAAAGTTTTCTAAAAGCAAACTCTGCTATTGGGGAAAAAGTCAAGATTAATCAGGCTTTGATAAAGCTCGGTGAGTTTTTTGACAAGAAGCAAGAGGAACGAGATGCGGCCTCAAAAAATACAAATTTTGCTGATCCGAATGAGTTCTTGTAGGTGGTGATGGCATGTGATTAAGTATGTGCGAGATTACATAGATGAATATGAGTCAGGGACGATTTTATTCAATCAAGAACGCGTCGATTTAGTTGCTTATATTTATCGTGAAATCGTTCCGAGGTTAGACAAAAAAGAGGTTTATTTTGATGAAAAAATGATAGAAAATTGTATCAAATTCATCGAAAAATGGTTCTTTAAGCTCGAAAATTTTCAAAAATTTATCATTTCTTTTGTATTTTTAAGGTACTCAGCCAATGATAGGAATGTTTATAAAACTATCTTGATTATGATGGGGCGTGGTGGTGGTAAGAATGGTCTGGTTTCTGGGATTATTGCTTTTCTGCTCAGCCCTTTTCATGGGATTAAAAATTATAATGTTTCTCTGGTTGCGAACTCGGAAGACCAGGCGAAGACGAGTTTCGAAGAGATTTACAATACTATTGAGTCAAATCCTAAGTTAAAAGAAATTTATTACAATACAAAGTCGGAAATCAAGTCTCTTCATACCAATAGTGTCATGCGGTTTCGTACTTCGAATGGTAATACCAAGGATGGTTTGCGTGATGGTATGGTGGTGTTTGATGAGATTCATCAGTATGAGTCCAATAAGGATGTTCGTGTCCACAAGTCTGGCCTTGGTAAGGTTAAAAATTCTCGTGAGTTCTATATTGGTACGGATGGGTATGTTCGTGAGGGGTTCATCGATAGTATGAAGGAGAAAGCGAGGAAGGTTCTGAGCGGTGAGGCTCGCTGGAACTCTATGTTTGTCTTTATTTGTAAGATTGATGAAGAGAAGGAGGTGGATGATAAGGAGAAGTGGCAAAAGGCTAATCCTATGTTCCATCGTCCAATGAGTGAGTATGCTGAAGAGTTGTTTGATGTGGTCTGTGAGCAGTATGATGAGATGATTGAGGATCCGTCAAACCGTGAGGAGTTCATGACGAAGAGGATGGATTTTCCTGTCATGGATACTGAGCGTAGTGTGGCGACTCATGAGGAATTGGTGGCGACTAAGCGTGATTTCCCTGATTTGAGGGATGAAATTTGTATCGGTGGCTTGGACTATGCTGCTGTTCGTGACTTTGCTGCAGTCGGGTTGTTGTTCAAGGTCGGTGATGATTATGTGTGGCTGTGTCATTCGTTTGTGCGGAAGGAGTTCGTTGATACTTACTATGGGTATTCTCGTCCGAAAGATTCTGTTAATGGGAAGCGTCAGTTTGCTCCGATTAAGAAATGGGAAGATGAGGGTTTGTTAACGGTTATTGATGAACCGACTATTAATCCTAGGTATGTGGTTGATTGGTTCGTGCGGATGAGGGATGAATATGGCTATGACTTGCAACGGATTGTGGCTGATAACTATAAAATGGATCTTCTGAAGCCTTTCTTTGAGAAAGAGGGGTTTGAGGTTCAGTTTAAGGGGGAATTTGAGGCTCCAGCTGGTTATCAGGTCGAAGTTTTACGGAATCCGAAGGCTAGTGATAGTTTGGTTGCTCCTAAAATTGAGACGGCTTTTGCTCGGCATAATGTTATCTTTGGTAAGAATGATATGATGCGGTGGTATACGAATAATGTACTTAGGAAGTTAAAGCCTGATGGTAATGTTATCTATGATAAGAAGGAGGATACGAGGCGTAAGACGGATGGTTTTAAGGCGTTTCAGTATGCTATGTGGCGTTCTGGCCAGCTTGATATTGAAGTTGATTTGGAATTTTATGATGACGTAATGGAATGGTATTGAGATGGATTGACTTATGTGTGGAATTTTTTAAATAGCGGAAAGCGAGGAATCTTATGAATAAACGCATGAAGAAGAAATACAAGCCTATCAAAGAGTTATGGGATTGTTTGGAATGGTTCGGCTTTAGGTTGAATAGGCATAGTGCTAGGTTGGACGGCATTGATAATCGTTTGGATAATCTGGAAGGTATTCATTCTGTCAACGTACAGGCAATCAACCAGAAGTTCAAGGAATACGATAAACAGATTGAAAGTCTGGAACGTGAAATCAAGCGTCTTAAAAAGCCATTTTGGAAACGTTAAGGAGGTGATCACTCATCTTGACTGGTAGGAAAGACTACTTAAAACCGTGTCAATGGGGCACGGTTATTTTTTTTGCTTTTTTAAAAGTTTTGCGCATTTTTACCATTTTTGCACTTTTTGTTTGAGAAGATATAGTCGTTTAAGGGTACTGGGAAGAGATATTTGTTATTTTTGCGTCAATATTTTTTGATGAACACTTGCTTAATATGCAGGTTCGATTCCTGCTGTTCCCGTTTTTAGGTCTTTGGTGTAGTGGTAACATGGCAAGTTCCAACCTTGTTGTCGTGGGTTCGATTCCTACAAGGTCTGTAAATTTGTGGTGCTGAGAGGAGCATTCTGAGCGCATTTCAGCAATCAGAATGAACAATCACACACGAAACTTTCTCAGAAAGGGGGATTGGTTTGGGTATTTTAGATGCATTTAAGTTCAAATTTAATAAGTCGCCTACGTTATCGGATTCTTTTGAGAGTGATAATTATGCGAATGAGCTGAGTAAGAATTTGGCTTTGAAGGCTAGTGCTTTAAATAAGGTTTCCAATTATATTGCGAGGTCGTTTTCTAAGGCGAAGTTTGTTATCAAGGGTGATCTTGATAGTAATAAGAAGTCTTGGTTGTTTTGTTTGAATGTCCAGCCTAATCCTAATCAGTCTAGTTCAGTTTTTTTAGGCGAGATTGCTAAAAAGCTGATTGCTGATGGGGAGGTTCTTATTGTTTCTTACCAGGAGTCTCTTTATATTGCGGATAGTTTTTCGAAAAAAGAGGCTAGGTTGACTGGGAATGTTTATTCGGTTGATTCTTTACAGGGAATTACTATTGATAAGGCGTTTGCTAGTGATGATGTGATTTATCTTCAAAGTGAGAATGAGAATTTGAATAAATACTCAGAACAGCTTTGGGCTGATTATGGTGAGTTGCTTGGTCGGTTGATTAATCGTCAGAAAACGGCTAATCAGATTCGGTTTACTTTGGGGCTTCCGAAGGACAGGGTGCGTGAAAAGGCGCAAGAAGGTGCTGATGGTGGTGCAAAGGATGAGTCACGTAATCAACGCTTTTTTGAGCGTGTTGTGGAACGTATCAAGAATGATTCTGTTGTACCTATTCCTTTGAATAAGGATGGTACTTACAATGAGTTTTCTAATCGTTATTCTTCAAAGGCTTCTTTTGTTGAGGATATTAAGCAAGTTAAGAACCAGTATGTGGATGAATTGTGTGAAATTCTTGGTATTCCTAGTGCATTGATCCATGGTGAGTTGGCGGATAATCAAAAGAATCATGAGCAGTTGATTGAGGTGGTTATTGAGCCTATGATGCGGAAGTTGCTGGATGGGTTGCAAGTGGCCATTTTCACGCAAGAGGAGTATTTGGACGGTCAGACTATTAAGGCTACGGGCTTAATGAGAAAGGATTTGTTCGATATTGCATCTAGTGGGGATAAGTTAATCGCTGCTGGTTTAGCTATGGCAGATGAGATTCGGGAGGAAATTGGTCTTGGTCCGCTCCCTAACGGTCTTGGGCAACGTCTCTATATAACGAAGAATTATCTGGAACTTAGGGAGGAAGGAGGTACTAAGGATGAAAATAGTACAAATCAAGGGACCAATCATTCCGAACAATCATAAGGATTTTTATGATGAGTGGGGGATGGAATCAACTGCTCCGAAAGATATTGTTTTGCCGGACAATGGCGAAGATATTGAGATTCATATTAATTCTGGTGGTGGGTCTGTGTTTGCTGGTAGTGAGATTTTTACTGCTTTGAAGTCTTATTCGGGGAAAAAGGTTGTCAAGGTTGTGGGGCTTGCTGCTAGTGCGGCTTCTGTTATTGCGATGGCTGGGGATGTGGTTGAGATGAGTCCTACTGCTCAGATGATGATTCACAATGTGTCTAGTTGGGCTAGTGGGGATCATACTGTAATGCGTAAAGAGGCTGATGTCATTGAAGCGATGAATCAATCTATCGCAAATGCATATATTATCAAATCTGGTAAATCTATGGATGAACTTCTGGATTTAATGGGTGATACTACTTGGTTCACGGCACAGAAGGCTGTCAGTTTTGGTTTGGCTGATTCGGTGATGTTTCAGGATGAATTACCTGAATTAGTGGCTTCAGAATCAACATATATTCCAGAAGGTGTTGTAAATAGTTTTTATTCGATGAAGAAGCTATGCGAGTCACAAGACAAGCTTATCAATTCTGTATTGGAACGGCTGGATAAGGTTGAGGCAGAAAACAAGGAGCGTAAGGAACAGCCTGTGGCTCATGCTGAAATCGTAGTTGATGCCGATCAGATTGAAGAAGCTGTTAAGAAAGTCATTGGAGCAGTAAAAGAAAAAGAGGCGGTTTCGCCTTTTGCAAAATTTGTTTTTTAGGAGAAAAAATATGGTTATTAATTTAAAGGAATTACCTAAGTATCGAGATGCGATTGCTGAGTTGAGTAAGGAGATCTCTGCTGGGGCTAGTGCTGAACGTCAAGAGGAGTTGTTTTCGAATGCGTTCAATATCTTAGCTGATGAGTTGCGTGTGAAAAATGAGTCAGAATTGAATCGTTTGTTTGAGTTGAAGGAGCAAAATGCGACTGTCACTGGCGATGAGATGGCGTTCTTTAATGAGATTGCTGATAATCCTGGTGTTAAGGATCCTCGGATTATTCCAGAGACTTTGATGATTCGAGTATTCGAGGATTTGAAGTCTGAACATCCGTTGCTTTCTATTATCAAATTTAAAAATACTGGAGCTCGTTTGAAAGCTTTGGTTGCGGAAGCTAGTGGTGTTGCTCAATGGGGTCCTTTGTATGGCGATATTAAAGGTCAATTGCTTCAAAAATTTGATGAAGTTGATTTCGGTATGAACAAACTGACTGCTTATGTGGTTATTCCAAAGGATGCTTTGAAATTCAGCTATTCTTGGTTGAAAAGTTTCATCATTGAGCAAATCAAAGAGGCTATTTCAGTTGCATTGGAATTGGCTTTGGTAAAAGGTACAGGTGAGAATCAGCCAGTCGGTTTGATTAAGGATTTGTCTAAGCCGTCTGCGAGTGGGAAGTTGGTTACTTATCCGACAGATAAGGAGGCGTTGAAATCAATTGCTACAATCACTCCGGAATCGGCTAAGAAAGATTTGGCTCCTGTGATGCAATTCTTGTCTTGTGAGAAACGTGAAGGGAAGCCTGATAAGTTTCATAAGGTTGATGGTAAGGTTTGTCTTTTGGTTAATCCTTCTGATCGTTGGTCCTTGGAAGCTCAGTTAACAGGCCTTACTGCAGGGCTTGATCTTAAAGTTGTGATGCCGTTTGGTATCAAATTGGTTGAGTCTGTTGCGATTGATTCTGGTAAGGCGATTGCATTTGTTCCTGATCGTTACGATGCTTTTATGGCTTCTAGTGCGACGATTGAGGAGTTTGATCAGACTTTTGCTATTGAAGATTTGCAGTTGTACACTACAAAATCTCACTATTATGGTAAGGCCCGCGACAATCATGCTGCTGCTCTCTTAACGCTGGTTGGGGGATAGGAGGTAACTCATGAAATTACGTGTTTTGAGTCCGTTTGAGGATTTTGAAGCTAACACAATTCGTCAGGTGGGGGATGTGTTTGAGGTGTCAAAGGAGCGGTTTGCTTCTTTGTCATCTCGGGTTCCTCCGGATTTTTATGAGGTAGTTAAGTCTTCAAAAACGAAGGATAAGGAGGAGTAGTGATGAAAAAAGCTGCTGAATATGCTGCTAGTAAACTTGAAAACTTTAAAGAGAGGATGCGAATCACTCATAAGAACGAAGATGACAAACTTACTAGAATGCTGACTTCCAGCGCTTTGGCTATTGCTACTTTGGTTGGAGCTAGTAGTTTTGACGATACGATAGAAGAACTAGTTTTGGAAAGGGCTATGTACCTATATCATGATTCGCTAGATGAATTTCAAAAGAATTATAGTGATGAAATTGAAATTCTATATCTTCGTAACATGATAATTGCAAATGAGGGAAGTGACGATGCTACGGAATAGAAAATTTAAGCGTGAGACTACCCATAACGGCACGCTTAGAACCTTAGTTACGTTTAAACGGATGAAGGTTTCTGACGACTTCTATGAATCTAACGCAGAGACTGGAGAGAGTTTTTCTGCGTGGGGAGAAGTTCATGATGTCACTTTTCAAGATTTAGAGAGCTTGAAGGGGCGATTTTCTAAAAACGCCCTTGCTCTTGAATCTATCAAGTCTAAGGCAATAAAAGCCTATGCAACAGTTAAAATTAGAGACCCATTGGAGGATTTCCAGCCTAAAAATTCGGACAAAGTTGTTATTCACGATGAACGTTTTAGCGGCAAGGAATGGGATGTCATCGATGTCCAACCAGACCTCTACAATCGTATGTATCTGGTGATATTTTTGGTGGGTAGTTGATTATGAGTGATTATCAATTAACTGGTATGGAACAGATTCTAAATGCGTTAGAAGCTCGTTTGGGCGAGGCGAATATGAGGCGTGTGACGAGTAAGGCGTTGCGTACGATTGCTAAGGACCATGTAGCTCCTGAAGTTGAGGCTATGGCTAGGTCTTTTGTTGATAAGGGAAATACTGTTCGCCAGATTGCCGTTGGGAATGTGTCTTTTGCTGATTATAACATCCCGAAAATTAAGGTTGGTTGGAAGCGTTCGGACCCTGGGGATAGTCCTCGGTGGAATATTGAACACTTGAATGAGATGGGATTTACTAGGAATGGTATATTCTATCGCCCTAGGGGATTCGGTAAGTTGCAAGGGGTCATCGATGACTTTGGCGAACAATATCCTAGGTTGGCTAGAGAAGAGTTGAAGGAGTTGGTTGAATGAGCGATATGATGAAACGCATCGGAGATTTGTTAAAACAACAACCTGAATTGGTTGATGTTGCTGTCAAACCATACTATCGTCCAGAATCTCTAGATGCAAACGAATCAAGTCTAGCCATTGTTCCAATGGCTCCTCCAAAACAAGCTAGTTTTGGGAGTGACAGAGCTCTTCAGAAAGAGTTGACCTATCAGATGAATATTGAGGCGAGTAGCAAATCAAAGGTAACAGAGATAGCTTTAGCTGTCGAAAGGGTCTTAAATGAACTAGGGTTTGTTCAGTTAAATGGTGGTCTTGATGAGTATTTTATCGAGACAAAAAGGTATGTTGATGCAAGGCGTTATCGAGGACGATCGCCCTTGTACGATATTGATTATTAGAAGGAGAAGAATTATATGACAATGATTGGTTTTGAATCAATTGAGATTCGGGTACTAGATGAAGGGGCACCTGTCAAAGATACGAATGTTTTTGTGCTAGATGGGACCCAAGATAAAGGTGCGACGAAGAAGGCTGATATTACTGGATTGACCAGTGAGATTATCAAAACATTTGGTTCTAACTCGGTGTATCACACTAATGCAAAGGGTGTGGGAGATATTTCTGTGGGGCTTGAATTGGTAGATATTCCATTCAAGGTGCAGAACGAGATTCTTGGTCGTAAAAAGGTTGATGGTCTGACATCAATTGGTGTGGATACAGAGGCGCCACTATGCTCATTGGTTATTTGGTCACATGATGGAAAGGGACAAAAAATTGGCATCGGTTTCTACAAAGGTCGTTTCTCTATGGAGGCTATTGGTGTGGAATCTAAGGAAAAAGATAATAAAGAGTTGCCTACAGAGAAATTGACCTTCGTGCCTATGGCTAGTGATGATAACAAAACAAAAGGGACCTATGTGTCATTCGCTACAACTGACGAAGAAGTTACTAAGCTACGTCAAAACCTTAAAATCGCTGCTTAATTTCAGGGGGCGGGGAATCCCCGTCTCCTATTTTATTGAAAGGAAAACGATATGGCAAAACTTGAATTAACATTACATGGTGAGAACGGCTATGAAAAAGTGATTAGGGAGAACCATGTTTCTGGCCAGAAGTTGCTGGATTATCTGAAAATGCTTGAAGAATTTGAGAAGAAATCTGGCAAGATGACTGCTTATGATTTTATCACTAGGAAAGTGGAATTTTTAGCTAGTTTGTTCACTACAGAAGTGGTTAGTCCTGAGGATATTCTGAAAGGTGTTCCGTCTTGGGATTTGGTTCGGACTGTTGATGATTTGCTGGATAAGGCGATGGGAGCAAAGGGTGATGACCCAAAGCTAGAAAGCTCTCTCTCAAAGAAACTAGAGACAGATACCTAACGTTTGTTAGAGACTTGGTAGCTAGTCAGTCTGGCTTTTCTCTAAGCGATGTTTTGGAGGCTGATTTTGAAACTCTTTTGTCTATTTTATCAGCCAAGACGGAAGAAAAAGAAGAAGTCATGAGCATGGAGATGTTTATGAATCAATGTTCGATCAAATAGGAGGATAGAATGGCGGGTAATGGTGCTCCATTAGGACAAATGGTCATTGAGTTGAATTTGGATGCTACGAAAATGGGTGACTCTATGACTCGTGTAAAAAATCAGCTCAAGAATTTTGAAAAGCAAGTAAGGGCTCAAAAAGGTCTTTCTGATTATTACAAAACGGGGAGTGATGCTGCAAAGGCTTTTGAAAAGCAAAAAGAGGCATTGACCAAAGCTATTGAAGCGCAAAGTCAAGCGCTATCAGACTTAAATAAAAAGTATCAGAAAGAATCTAAATCAAACGGCGAGATGTCGAAAGAGGCCCAAAAACTAGCAGGGCGTATAGAAGACGGAAACACGAAGTTAGCTAGGTATGCTATCCAGTTGAGAGAAGTATCGAAAGAAGCCTATTTGGCAACTAGCAAACTCAATATTTTGGGGAATAAGCTTGCTGCTATTAGTAAGGGGGCTCAGAATTGGGAGAACGGGCTAAACACTGTGTCTAAGCGGACAAAAGCGCTTTCTCTGGCTATTTTTGGGGGTATGACACTCTCTGCCAAGGCAGCTATGGATTTCGAATCTGCATTTGCTGGTGTGAAGAAGACGGTGGAGGAGACTCGGGATTGGTCGTATGATCGTTTGTTCAATGAGATTAGGAAGATGAGTCAAGAACTTCCTGCTTCGGCTGTTGAAATATCGAAGGTTGCGGAGGCTGCTGGTCAGTTAGGAATTAAGACTGAGGATATTATTAGTTTTACTCGTGTCATGATAGATATGGGTGAATCTACGAATATGTCTGCTGAAGAGGCGGCGGTCGCTCTAGCAAAATTTAAAAATATCACTGGTATGCCGACTGAGGATTTCAAGAAGCTGGGAAATGTGATTGTTCAGCTTGGTAACAATATGGCTACGACTGAGCAAGATATTGTTGATATGGGTCTTCGTTTGGCATCATCTGGTAAGCTGGCAGGTTTGACAGAGGCGCAGATCATGGCGTTGGCTGCTACTTTGTCTTCTGTTGGTATGGAGGCTGAGGCTGGTGGCTCTGCTATGAGCCGTGTCATGCAGAAAATGAATACGGCTGTCGCTGAGGGCGAGGAGGCTCTTGATAAATTTGCTGCTGTTGCTGGGATGTCTGCCGAGGAGTTTGCTGCTAAGTGGAAGGCTGAACCTCAAAATGCAATTGTGGATTTCTTAAATGGTCTTCGTCGCATCAAAGAAGAAGGTGGAGATGTTACGCAAACCTTGAAGAATATGAAGATTAGCAATATCCGTGATATTGATAGTTTGCAACGTCTTGCTGGTGCTGGGGAACTGCTCGCTAAAACTCTTGGTATGGCAAATAAAGAGTGGGCAAGCGGGAATGCTTTACAAACGGAGGCACAGAAACGTTACGAGACAACCGAGAGTAAATTGAAGATGGCTCGTAATAAGTTGAACGATATTGCTATTACATTAGGTGGGCCTTTGTTGGATGCGTTTCTGGATGTTTTAGATGCTTCTGAACCGTTGATTGATGATGTTGCAAGCTTGGCAAAAGGATTCGCCGAACTGGATAAGGGAACTCAGCGTAATATCATCAACATGGCTCTGATGGTTGGCGCAATTTCGCCGGTTTCAAAAATTTTAGGTACTACTTTTGGAACTATAGGAGATTTGACTGGAGGTATTGCAAATCTAAGTAAGTGGTTGGCTAATATTGGTGCTGAAAGGGCTGGTAAAAAAGCTATTGAAGCAATTGGAGCAACTGCTGGAGCCTCTGCCTCTAGTGTTGGCGGTCTATCAAGTGCCGTTAGTTTGCTTGGAAATCCAATAACGTGGGGAGTTCTCGGAGGTGCGGCACTTGTTGGGCTAACCTACCTTACTGCAGAATTAGGAAAGGCATATCAACGGACACAGGAATGGGGAACTGAGGTTGATAAGGTTCAGGCGGAACAATTGTCTGAGTTTAAGGATAAGGTCGATGAGTCTACGAGAGCGATTAGTCTTTTTGGCGAAAACGGCAAGAAGGATGTTGAGAGTGTCAAGCGGGCTTTTCAAGATTTGGTTGATGAAATCAATGGTTTGACGGATGAAAAGTTAGCGAAGGACCTTGAAATCGCTGAGAAACTTGGGCTGAGTGATGAGGTTGTTGCCTCGTTGAAAAAGAATGCAGAGGATACAAAAGTTTACACGCAACGGTTGAGCGATGAAGTGCTGGCTATCTATCAGCGTCATAAAGAGAATCATACTCAGCTAACCGAAGAGGAGAAGCAACTTGTTCTGGAGAAGCAAACTGAGTTGATTAATAAGCAGTTGGAGTTGATGGAATTTTCGAGTGAGGAGCGACTTGCTATCCAAAAAGCTATGAATGGGCAATTGGATGACTTAAATAAAACTCAGATTCAACAGGCAGTTAACACCACTAAAAAATGGATGGATGATGAGAAGGCTGCTTATGAGGAGCGTCGTGCAAACTTGATTGATCTTCGAAATAAAATCAAGGGCGATTCGGAAGAAGAGGTGGCGGCTCGTGAGGAAATCAATCGGCAATTAGAAGTGATGGAGGCAGACCATTTTGCCACCTTGGAGGCTTATAGGAGTAAGTACCTTGTTTCTTTGAAGGCTCTGTACGATAGGGAAAAAGAGTCGATGAAAGGGAACGAGAATGGTCTTGCTGCACTTGAACAAAGTTATAGGACTCTACTTGATGCAATGGGGATTTCTTGGGAAGAGTTTGTGAATACATCGACTGCAAGTACCGCTAAGGTAGTGGGAGATTATCAGTATCTTGGTCAGACGATTGAGGGGATGAGTCAAGAGGCGGTTGATGCGAACTCTCGTTGGAGAGGGCTCATTTGGGATGAGAAGCAAGCAAAATTGAAATCCAATGTTGAGGAAGAGTTGGTCAAGGCGACTCAATCGGAAGCTGGGTGGAATAATCTGCAATTTATCTTGAAGCATGCCACTATCAATAGCAACGCTCGGGAGATGATTGTGGAGGCTATTGAGAAGACTGGCATATGGAATGCTTTAACTGTCAATGAGAAGGATTTAATCATCAACGGGAATCAGGCGATGATTGAGATTGCGACGAGTCAGGATTTGCTCAATCAGTGGAATGCTTTGACTCCAGCTCAGAAGCAGTTGTTGGCTGAGAACTTGACAGCAAATCCTGTCATTGATGCTCAGTGGGCCATTAATAATGTAAAACAAGATAAGCCAGCTGAAATCAAAGCTAGTGACCTGACTGGTGGTATTGTGAAGCAAGCTACACAAAGTATCAACTCTGTTCCAAATAGAGAGTTAACAATTAAGGCTTGGGATAATGCTTCTGGAGTAGCAGCTTCTATAAAGAGTCAAATAGATGCTATTCCAAACGAAAAGATTATCTATATAAAAGCTTCGCAAAGAGGGCTCGCTTCGGCTGCTGGAATGTATGCGATTGGTACAAACTTCCACCCTGGTGGTTTGGCTTTGGTCAATGACCAGATTGGGTCTATGTATAAGGAGTTAATCACGCTTCCTAGTGGTGAGAGCTTTATTCCTAATGGTCGTAATGTTCTGTTGGACTTACCTAGAGGTTCGAAGGTTTTGAAGGCTAGTAGTACAGAGCGACTGATGGGTCGTCTGGGGATTCCTAACTATGCGGAGGGGATTGGTTTTCCAGAAGATGCTAGTTTATTTAAAGGATTGGAGCGTTTTAATGCTTCGAATAATTCTGGTACAACTATCCATATTGATAATAGTAATGTTGTTGGTGTGCTTAGAGAAATTTTAACATTCCTGACTATGGCTGATTTTACGATTAAACCTGCTGATGTTTATTTGGATAAGGCAAAGGTTGGTCAAATGGTCATGGAATTTCAGGATGATAGGAATTGGATTGAAAGTGCGATGAGAGGAGTAAGGCGATGAGTATCGTAACAATGACATTTAATGAGCATGATTTTTCGGATTTGATTGTTATCCACGATATTCGTCGTGATATTGGAAATGAAACTTCATTGACTTTAACGGATGGACCAAAGATTGGGGCGATTGTTACTGATAAAACAATTAATCCAAAATATATTGAAGTGGATTTCTCTATATGGGCAGAGGATAGAAATACCTTGAAGCGTAAACTTGCAAAGTATTTTGAAACGGATTCAGAAGCGAAGTTATTGTTTTCTGATGAGCCAAATGTTTACTACTTGGCAAGAAAGACAGGGAAAATTCCCACTAGAGAGGGAAGGGGATATTGGTCGACTGGGACGGTGACATTTTTGATTCCTGATGGGGTCGCTCATTCGACAACGTATCGGCGATTTGATAATCCCACTGTCAAATCAGATCGTTTGGCATTCCGTTTAAAAAACGATGGAACTACGGATGCCTTTCCGATTATTACTGTAAAACACAATTCTGAGAATGGTTATCTCGCTGCAGTAAATGCTAAGGGTGCTACAGCTATTGGAAATAGAGAGGAAGCTGACACTGTATCTGTTAAGCAGTCTGAGATGCTACTGGACTTTAGAGATTCAAAAATTGGCAATGCTTTAACTTCTGGCACTCCTAACATTGGAATCATGAATGACCAAAACGCAAGTCCTGTATTCAGCGGCAATATTCGTAAGGTTAATGTTTGGGGGCGCGACCATCTTGAATTAAACGGTCGTGGTTTTAGTTCTCTTACATGGGATATTCCAAACGATAGTGCTGGTGGCGTTGGGTCTCTCAATGATTACTTGTGGTGGAGACAAATCTTTTGGCTTGGTGCTACAAATCAGTACGGAGCTATGAAAATTACGGTATCGGATAGCAACGGTCAATTTTTATACGGTGTAGAAACATTTAAGAGAAGCAATGGGCTTGATTGTGAATATAATTTTATGGCTACCGATGGAAAAGGTGGTTACAACATGATTAAGCAGTGGCGATTCACAGGCACTCATTGGGATTATCACAATCCTTTCAATGAACCTCGTGGCTGGTCTGATTTAAAGAGAAATGATGATAGGGTAACCGTCTATTGGTTTGGCACCTATAATGAGTTCTACATTCCTGAGATTAAAGGTAAAAAGTCTAAGAAAATCCATATTGCTTTCTCATCAATTGGGAACCATCCGATTGTATCACACATGTATCTGGATAGTTTCTACTACCGCAAGGATCATGTTAGCGTCGCTAAAGATATTCCAAATCGTTATCCAATTGGTTCTACGGTCGTTATTGATTGTGAGGATGACACTATAACTGTTGATGGCATGGATCGTTTTGGAGACCGCATTCAAGGGTCTTCGTGGTTGAAAATTCCGCCTGGAGAGAGTGAGTTAGAGATTTATTGTTCTAGCTGGATTAGGAAGAAACCTACTGCGTCTATTCAATTTGAAGAGAGGTATCTATAATGCTTTTAACGATTCATGACATGAATTTACGCCAAGTCGCTTCAATTGATAACGATAAACAGGATGCCCTAAATTATACAAACGACAAGTGGAGCAGGTATCTGGAAACTGGGTCGTCCACTTTTGAATTTACGGTATTTAAACGTTCTCTGAAGAAAGATGCTGGATCGAAGCATGCTTATCATTACCTTAACAATAAGGCTTTTGTCTCGTTTGAATACGAGGGTGAGGTTCAATTATTTAAGGTTCGAAAAATTGTAGAAAACGAGAAAACAATCACTTGTTCTTGTGTCAATCTTAACCTGGAGCTAATTAACGAATACGCCAATCCTTTCAAATCGGAGCAACCAAAAACGTTTAAAGAGTATTGCGAGGCAATGGATTTACTGAATTTCACTTTGTTGACTATTGGTGTGAACGAGATTTCAGATAAACGAATTAAAGCTGAGTGGACAGGTCAAGATACAAAATTGGCACGTTTATTGAGTTTGGCAAATAAATTTGGTGCAGAACTTGAATTTAAAACCTATCTTAATGATGATTCTTCTATCAAGTCGTTCGTGGTAAATATCTATCATGAAAATGATGATACACATCATGGTGTTGGGCGCATCCATGCCAAACCATTGCGTTATGGAAAAGATTTTAAGAGTCTGATTCGAACGGTAGATAATACAAACATTTACAATGCCGTACGACCAACTGGAAAAGCTGAGAATGGCGATATTGTTACTATCGGTGGCATGGAGGCTTGGTCTGTAAATAACGAATATGGAGAGAGGGAGTTTTATCAACAAGGGGAACTTCTTTACGCTCCGTTATCTATGCAAATGTTTCCCTCTGCATTCACAAGCGGTACCACGGCTGACCAATGGATTCGAAAAGATATTACTGTTGATAGTGCCGATAAGAAAGTTATTCGAGCTACAGCTTATCGTGAACTGAAAAAACATGCTTATCCAGACGTGTCGTATGAGGTAGAAGGCTTTATTGATCGAGGGATTGGCGACACGGTCTTTGTATATGATGATGGATTTGTACCGACGCTTTTACTTCGAATGAGAGTGGTTGAGCAAGAGATTAGTTCCACTAATCCATCTAGCAATAGGACGAGGTTTGCTAATTTCAAGACGTTAGACAATTTGTTGCCTGACGATCTCCAAAAACGAATTGATGAATTATTTGAAGCGTCACAGCCCTACCTTATCAAACTGGCTACTGATAATGGCGTTATTTTCAAGAATGGAATTGGTCAATC